CACCTACAGCGTGGATCCGGGTGCGATTTCCGACTTGGCTGTCAAGTACAAGGGTCGTGATTGGACGCCGCCTAATGAACATGACATCTATCCGCTGGGCCTCTATGTCAATAACGTTGTGATGACTGCGGCTGGTGACGTTATCAGCCAATACGATGCGCTACAAGCGAACGAAAACCGCGAAGAAATTCGCGCTGCAATTCGTGTCCAAGTCCAAAAGATCTTCAAGGAAGAAGGCATCGAAGGCAAGGTCAAACTGCATCAGGTCTTCATCAAGAACTTGCTGATTGCGGACTCGTTGCAAGCTTCGGCGCTGGCAGTTATCAATGCGCAAAACGACTTCAAGACGAAGGAATTCGAAGTCAAGACTGCGGGCAAGGAAGCGGAACGGCTGACGCTGCTGGCTAACAATGCCAAGAACATCGACTACATGAACGCCAAGTCGCTGTCGGATATTGCCCAGGCTGTGCTGCTCGGTAAGGTGTCGACGATCGTTGTGCCCTACGACTTCAAGGGTATGATCAACGTCCATCCTAAGTAATCCAACTGTATTACCATAGAAGCCGGGGAAACCCGGCTTCTACACGATTGTGATAAATACCCGTAACGCACAGAGGAAAAGATGGACGAACATCACCACGACGACGATCACAACGAACATCACGACGATCGCCACCACAGCTACGCAGAATATTTCGAACATTTGTGGCACGAGCACAGCGGTCACTTTGGTTTTATGAATGAACGCACCTTTATGAAGGTAGCTGATCTCATTCAAAATCGCACTCACGAACGCGACAAAGTAAAGTGTGACGCCAAGCTTGCAGAAACTGCCGACGCATTCTTTGCTGAACTAGCACTCCAAGAAAAACGCTGTCGTGAACGAGTAGAAAGGGCGCGCGAAACAATGGTGCATAAACACGCCCGCATTGCAGCAGTTATCAAAGCTGACCTAGAAAAACACCAGAAAAATACTGGTTGACAAAAATCCAAAACGAGTGCATACTGTGTTCACGCTAAACGTTTTAGGAACACGAAATGCGAATGTTTATTGTCCCAATACATACTCCGGCCGCAGTTATGACCGAGGAAACCATGCGTCCGTTTACTACGCGGACTGAGCTTGCTTTCACGCTCGAGGACACCGTGTTCGACCCGGTGAGCTGCGCAAACCGCCCAGCTGACTTCTGCGAAACCCACAAAGCGTATGCAGCCCAAGGGCTGTACGGGTTCGCCCGTGAGGGCAAAAGCGGGGAAGTTTACGTCCTGGTTGTGCCCGGCGACGCAGTAAATATCCTTTAAGAATCAAGCACTTACAACGCCTTAGATTTTGGTTGACTTTTTAGCCAAAAGAGCCTATAATGTACTTATAGTGAACGCTAAGACAAAAGGACAAACGATGCAAACAGTATTCATCCGCAAGGGTTCCTACCGCAACAAAGACATCCGCAATGCGGAGTTTCCGTTGCTGAAGGGTTTCCAAATGGGCTCCAAGGGCGGGTTTGTTACCGTCGACGGGACCGCGGTGTTTGGTGCGGAGTTCAACAAGATCCGCGTCAAGGTGGATGCGAAGCATTACGAAGTGTTCGGGGGTGACCCGGACATCGAAGCCACGGAGCCGGTGCAAGTGCGCGAGCACGTTGCTGCCCGCCCGGAGGAAACCGAAGAACAGGTCATGGCGCGGATTGAGAAGCGTTTCGGGTACCTGGAAGAAATGACCCAAGCTATCCTGCGCGGTGACGTGCGGGCGATGATTGTTAGCGGCCCGCCGGGCGTGGGCAAGTCGTTCGGGATCGAACGCGAAGTTGAGAAGTCCGGCATGTTCGACGAGATCGCGGGTAAGGCCAAGCGGTACGAAGTCGTGAAGGGTGCGATGACGCCGATCGGGCTGTACCAAATCCTGTACCAATACCACCAAAAGGGCGACGTGCTCGTGTTTGACGACTGCGACTCCGTCCTGTTTGATGACCTGTCGCTGAACTTGCTGAAGGCTGCGCTGGACAGCGGCAAGAAGCGCATGATCCACTGGCACGCTGAAAGCCACGCGCTGAGAAGCGATGGGATTCCGAACTCCTTCGAGTTCAAGGGTGCGGCGATCTTTATCACGAACTTGAAGTTCGAGAACGTCAAGTCCAAGAAGCTGCAAGACCACCTTGCTGCGCTGCAAAGCCGCTGCCACTTCCTGGACCTTACGCTGGACACGATGCGCGACAAGTTCTTGCGCATCAAGCAGATCGTGAAGGCCGGTACGCTGTGGGACGGCTACGACTTTACTCCGGAGTTCGAAAACGAGCTGCTCGAGTTCATGTATGAAAACCGCGACAGGCTGCGCGAAATGAGCTTGCGTATGGGCTTGAAGATTGGTGACCTTGCGAAGATCAGCAAGGACTGGAAGGAACTGGCGATTGCAACGTGCATGAAGCACGAAGAAGCGTAACATGGGCAAGCGGGCTGCAATGCGCAGTCCGCTTCCTCACATAAGGAGCGAAGCATGAAGAACGTTTTTATGGCACTGGTGTTGGTTGTTCTCGTCCTGGTCGCACAAGCCCTGGGCTTCACTTACGGGGACGGCGAATGACCAGTCCATTTGCTTGCGACCTCGAAACATTTAAGCACATGGTCGCAGACTTTACTAAGGCAGTAAAGACTGACGCCAACGAGGACGAAATCGAAGCAGCCTGGAAGTGTCTTGGGCTGCATTATCTCAACTGTGAAACGGATGCGGCGGGCGACATCATCGCCGTCTCGTATCTCAAATATGCATCCCGGCGTTACATCGAACGCGAGGCCCAAAATGTCTGACAGTGACTGGTCGACCATCGGCAACGACGAACTACGGCTGCTTCGCCAACAAGCCAAGCGGTATGAAACATTGCGCACGAATCCTGAGGGTCCGTGGTACTTTCCGCGCACCATCAAGGGTGAGGATGGCAACGAGCACATGATTATGCCGCTGGTGGGCGATACTGCGCTGGACGGTGCAATTGATGAATTCAACAACGAACCTTGGATGAAAGGATTCACTAAATGATGAAAGAGATACCCACCTATTGGGCCAAGATCTACATTGCTGGCCCAATTGACGTAGCAAAGCAAATCCTGCGTGAGGAATGTAAACACGCAGGACTTTGCGTTACGATCGAGCCCACTACGTTTATCTACACGGGCGGCGAAGAAGAAGGTTACGTGGTTGGATTGATTAACTATCCCCGCTTTCCAAAAGCCGATCAGGATATTTGGAATAGGGCGTATCGCATTGCGAACCTACTCAGACAAAAAACATTTCAGGATTCAGTTTTATTGCAAGACCCAAGCAACACAGTATGGATTTCAGACAGAGAGGAAAAATGACACAATTCGTAGAAGGATTCAACGCATTACAAAAAGAGATTCACGACACAGCAGTTGAGAAAGGTTGGTGGGACAATCCTCGCAACGATGGCGAGGCTATCGCGCTTATGCACAGCGAACTTTCGGAAGCACTAGAGTCGCTGCGCCACGGAAATCCGCCAGACGATAAGCTTTCGGAATACAGCGGCGTCGAAGTTGAAATGGCTGACGTCATTATCCGTATTATGGATTTGGCAGCAGGGCGCAAGTGGCGCGTAGCTGAAGCTCTTGAAGCCAAAATCGAGTTTAACAAGACACGAGAACGGATGCACGGCGGCAAGAAGTTTTGAACAAGCCCAACGCCAGACGACTTGCAATTGTCTGGCGTTCCCGCGTATACTGTTAACATGCCAACATTACTGCCACTGACGGTTGAGGACTTTATTGAGTTCATGGAAACGAACTCTGGATTCGCAACGATACAGCCAACGCTTACATTAGGTCCGCATAATATCGTCAACCCGTCGGCCTGGATTCCGGCGACCGGCCCGCATCCGGTTGCTGCGCAGACAGAAGATCTCAAAATTAAACTTAGCCTTGGTGATCGGGGATTGCTACGGTCATTATCTGGTGCGAGACCATCTCACAAAAACGCCTGGACAGAAAAGCAACGCTCTGCGGCGTTGATGTTGATTTACAAATACCGCAAGCAGCTACGAGCAAAATTCCAACTCGACGCCGAGGAATTCGTCAAGGCACCGCAGTTTAGAAACGAACCTAGAGTATTATCTACCGACCGCATCATTAGTTATGAAAGCGGAAACTTCATACTGCAAAGCCCGTTCATAAAAGAAATGATTGAACGCTTTCGCAAAATCAGCCATCTTGAAGACACTTTGGCACTTGAGCTGAAGTGGGAGTTCAATCGAAAAATTTGGCAATTCGAAGGTACTGCGCGAGCACTTGCAATTCTTGTTGAGGTTGATAAGAAGTACGGTCCATTTGAAACAACACCCGAAGTAAGGGAAATGTTTGAAGCATATAGCTATGCTGTTGCTCATCCTACTCCACCTACTATCCTGTGGGAAAATAATGCTTTTGCAACGCGCAATCTAACTAATCGCCAGGCAGAAGTTGCAAGTATTATTATTACAAACAATGTCACCGACGAATTAAAGCTGTGGGCATTAGCCGATGCTGAGTTTGTTCTTGACAACTCTTTGCGTGATTTATTGTCTAATTACTCTCGTGTAGAACAAAACATATTGATACAAAGTTGTCCAACGGTAAATGCCGCATCAATGTCACTCGACGCATTACTAGCTTTCCTAGACAAATTCAAGTTAGGTCCAATCTGTCTTTCGTATGGATGGGGTGGCGAAGTCATTCAGAATAAGATTGAGGACTTGATTAGAATTTACGGAACTCGTATTGTTATGTTAGATGACAATAACAAGATTCAAGCACCTACAGCAATTAGACGTCCTCGCCCAAAATCAAAAGGACTGATAACAAAAGAGGTAATAGCAGGAAGAGAACCAACCGGAATTTACATCTGTCAGAATATGTATGAGTTCGGCGTTGATAAGCGTTTGCCAGTCCTCATTAAATTGACAGGATTACTTACTAACAATACGTCGCGACACATTGAAAGCACGAGCTTCACGAAAGTTATTTCCTTCCAACCATCCCTATGACTAGTAGATGCCGTTTAATTATCAAAGATGAAGTCAACGTAAAATTTGAAGGGTTGGATTTATCTGACCGTAAGTTTTTAGTCGATAAGTTCAAATACTTTGACCCCTCTGCTCGCTATATGCCAGCAGTAAGGTTAGGGCGATGGGACGGTAAAAAAGCATTCTTCAACCTTGGTGGTAGCACTTACACCAACCTGCTTGAACAAATTATTCCCATACTTGAAAGTCGTGGCTACGATTTTGACGTAGAAGATCTGCGCACCTACAATACAAAATTCTCATTCACTGAAATAAGAGAAGACAGCTTCGCACATTTCAATTGGCCGAAGGGGCACCCGGAAGAAGGAACGCCTATCAAGCTGCGAGATTATCAAGTTGAGAGCATCAACAAGTTTCTTGCTGAACCTCAATGCTTACAGGAAGTAGCAACTGGCGCTGGTAAAACAATCCTTACAGCCGCATTATCACAACGTTGCGAACAACACGGACGCACGATTGTAATCGTTCCAAACAAGTCTCTGGTTAGGCAAACTGAAATTGATTACAAGACACTACACTTAGATGTTGGTGTCTACTTTGGTGACCGTAAAGAATTCGGAAAGCAGCACACCATTTGCACCTGGCAAAGCCTAAACAATCTGCTAAAGAATACTAAGAATGGCGAGGCCGATATCAGCATTGGCGAGTTCTTAGAGGATGTAGTATGCGTGATGGTTGATGAAGCACATTCAGCAAAAGCCGATGCGTTGACAACATTGCTCACTGGAGTAATGTCGCACATTCCTATTCGTTGGGGATTGACCGGCACGATTCCTAAGGATGATTTTGAACGTGTATCATTAATTGTTGCTATCGGACACCCAATACATAAACTATCTGCAAGTGACTTGCAAGATAAGGGCGTGCTCAGCAATTGCCATATCACTGTGATGCAACTAATCGACTATGGCGAATACAAAGATTACCCCAGTGAACTCAAGTATCTTGTTGAGAATAAGGAGCGCATGAAGTTTATTGCGTCGATTCTTAGCGAGATAGCTAAGAGCGGAAACACCTTAGTTCTTGTTGGACGTATTGAAACCGGCAAACAATTGCAGGCAGAACTAAGTAGTCTCTTTAGTCTACTCAAGGACAAACCCGATGTCGTGTTTGTTTCGGGTTCTACTAAGATAGGTGTTCGTCAAGATGAGTATGATGATATCGCAACTGCTAACAATAAGATTATCGTAGCTACTTACGGCGTGGCAGCCGTGGGTATTAATATCCCGCGTATCTTTAACGTTGTCTTAGTTGAGCCAGGCAAGAGCTTTGTCCGAGTAATTCAGAGTATCGGCAGAGGACTACGCAAAGCATTAGATAAAGACTTTGTGAACATTTACGATGTTACAAGTTCGCTGAAATTTAGTAAGAGACATTTAACAAAAAGAAAGGTCTTCTATAAGGACGCAAAATATCCTTTTGTAGTAGAAAAAATCGACTGGAGTTAATCTTGAGAATTCTAACCTTAGACAATATCTCGTTTGAAATTAACGAGCTTCCGAATGAAATTGATGAGATGCGCTTTTGTGTGTTCGATAACAGCGACCCGCAGAACCCCGACTACTTTTTTATCCCCCTCATCTTCCTCGAGAGTTTTAGCAGCCCTGCGCTTGTGCTAAAAGTTGGCGAACACATAATCAAGATGCCAGTAGATTGGCAGATGCTTATAGGTGAGCCCGACTTTGGTGACCTTGAAATTGTGCCGCTGCAAAGCCTTAATGATCGCGACTTTAAAGCATTCGTGTTCAATCCGCTAACAAGCTTTCGTCCAGAATTTTTGCCGATTGATATTATGGATGTGTTCACAGACAACAAATGGTATTTTCCAAAGCTAAAGAATGGACAGATGCTTTGTGTCCCATTAGAAACTAACGTAAAGAAACCGCGGTGTGTTTATTTTGTAAAGGATATCACACGCAATAGCGAAGTAGTAAATATTTCAAAGGCTTGGTAATGAGCAATCATTCTCCGGACTGGAAAACGCACCCTGGATATCCCCATATTAATCCTAAAGACGTATATGTAAGTGGTATGGCTACATTTGCCAAACCAATACCGCCAATTGGTATTTCGTTAGACGAGTTCAAAAAGATTTGCAGATTGGCCGAAAATAATGTTACAATGTATGATGCACTCGAAAGACTAAAGACAACTTACGAGCTATTAAATGGCGGCAAAACTACTTGACCTAAAACGTGTCCTTGGTGCAGCTGATAGCAAGGACTACGACTTCTATGACAATCTTTCGCCGGATGATAAGAAGGCATTCAGCGCCTACTTGACATTGCGTTGGATGGCATCGGTAGGCGGAAATGCCGACCTCCAAAGTTACTATTTGCTTGCTACAAACGAACAAGTAAACAAACATTTCTGGGACGTTAGCAAACATCCTAAGCTATGTTGGTTGAGTATTGCAGCAGCATCGCCAGGTGTCGGCAAGCAATATCATCAATGGATTGCAATGAAGAAGAAAGGTAGTAATAGCAAGCTACGAAAAGAAGTTGCTTCTCATTTTCCAGCAATGAAGGAAGATGAGATTGACATGGTTCTAACAATCAACACCGAAGAGGAAATCGCAGCATGGTTACTGGAACACGGGATGGAGAACAAGGAAGTGAAAGCACTTCTGTAGTCTCTACCTGTAAATATTGCCAGCGATCGTTTGCTAAAGAAGCAACATTAGCGGTTCACGTTTGTGAGCCCAAGCGGCGTTGGCAAGCTAAAGATGACAAGTGGGTGCAGTTAGGCTTTCAAGCTTATCTGCGCTTCTTCGCCTACACGCAACCAACAGCCCATGCTAAATCCTATGAGGAGTTTTCGGAGTCACCTTACTATACTGCATTTGTGAAATTTGGCCGATATATGATGAACGTGAAGTGTATCAATACAGTTGCGTTTATTGATTGGGTAATTAAGAACAACAAAAAACTTGACAAGTGGGCAACAGATAAGACGTATGAAGATTTTCTCAAGCACTGGATTAAGCACGAAAATCATCTAGACGCAATCAATCGCACAATAGAAACAACGCAGGAATGGGCAACAACGCATGACAGTATTTTCAATCATTATTTTGCATACGCGCAGCACAGCCGAGTGGTGCACGATTTAGCAAGAGGCAGAATTAGTCCGTGGTGTATGTATTGTTCGAAGTCAGGACAAGCATTTCTATCATCACTTGGCGAAGCTGATTT